TAAGGACAAGACCTCTATCAATATCATGTTATGCCGGGCGATGATAGACACCCCGGGTAACTACCTTTATATGGCTCCTGAAGCGGCACATGCGAGGAAGATCATATGGAAGGGTATTGGCTCGGACGGTATGAAGTTCATTGACCATATCCCGGATGAGCTTATCAAGAGCAAGCTGGAGCAGGAGATGTGGATAGAGCTCATTAACGGTTCAACTATCCAGGTCTGCGGTTCAGATAACTATGACAGCCTGGTAGGAACGAACCCCCGGGGCATAATTTTTTCCGAATATTCCCTGCAGAACCCGGCAGCACTTCAATACTTCAGGCCGATGCTGGTGGAGAACGGCGGGTGGTCGATATTTATTTATACCCCGCGTGGACATAACCATGGACACAAACTGCATAAGACGGCAGTGAAACGCGCCAAAGAAGGCAATCCGGCCTGGTTCCATCAGGTGGTGACCATTGATGATTCACATCGAGCAGACGGGACGCCAGTGGTTACCCGGGCTCAGTATGAACAGGAGATAGAAGACGGGACGCCGGAGGCGACAGCTAAGCAGGAGTATTATTGTGATTTCGACCAAGGCATGCCCGGAGCATATTATTCTGACCAGATAGCAAAGCTGTATGAACAGAAGGGTATCGGTTATTTCCCTCACGACCCGAGCAAGCAGGTCATTACTGCCTGGGACCTGGGCATAAATGATAACAATTCGATATGGTTCTTCCAGGTAGGTCCAGCAGGACCAAGGATAATTGACTTCATGTCCGAGGCCAACGTGTCCATTACAGAGTGGATACGCCGGGTTCGGGAGAAGCCCTACGACTATTATGACCACATCGCCCCGCATGATATAGGGGACCGCAGTAAGTTTACTGGTACGACGTTGAAGCAGCAGTGCGAGGACATAGGATTCTTCTTCACGACCTGCCCGAAGGCTCCGTTGAAAACGGGGATAGAGCGGGTACGAGCAGTGCTGCCGGTATGCCAGTTCAACGAAGAAACGACACTGGATGGTGTCGAAGCTCTGCAGGCGTACGAGCGGATATATGACGAAGAATTGCGGAACTATCGAGACACACCTAAGCACAACTGGGCGTCGCATCCCGCAGATGCATTTCGATATCTAGCCAGTATGTGGTATCTTTATAGTGATATGTATACCGCTCAGCCGGCGCACAATGTGCGTATGCCTGGCGGAGTAGTCGTCAAAAAAGGGGGAAGTAATACGCTCCCACCACTAATAATGGGAGGTACCGTCAGAAAAGGCGGTAAGCCCTGGAGCAGATAATGGACAATAAAGAGATAGTAAAACGCTTTGACCAGCACCGCAGTGACCGGACAGTAGTAGAGGGTGAATGGGATATTATCGAGCGGTACATATATCCGCTGGGTGGGGGAAAATTTTTCCAGGATAGCGTGTCTGAAGGTGAGATGGACTGGAACCGGAGCCGGTATATCTATGACTCGACGGCCATTATGGCGCACCAGACTTTAGCAGCGTCTATCCAGAGTAATATTGCCCCACTAAGCGGGCGCTGGTTTGATATGCGCTTCAAGCAGAATGACCTGAATAGTGACCTCGAGTCCCAACAGTGGATAGAAGAGTGCAGTGAAACTATCTATCAGACCCTGCAGGAATCCAATTTCAACTTGGAGTTTGGTAAGTCATGCATGGACATATCAGCCTTTGGCAATACTGCCATCGTGGAAGAAGTTCCCAATGAAGTTGAATGGGAAGGCATCAGTTTTTCCAGTATCCCTATCAGAGAAATATTTTTTGACCCGGACAAAAATAATCAAATCGGAAATTTGTACCGCCGACTTCAGTGGGTACCATCCAAAATAATTTCTAAATTTGGTGAAGAAAATGTGCCTAAGGAAGTTATTGAAAAGTGGGAAGCCGGGAACGTCCAGAAGCAGGAGATTATATTCTGCGTATTCGTAAGGAAAGACAAGGCTGACGCGGATACCTCCAAAGCCCTGGCGCCGAAGGAAAGACCGTTCGGGTACAAGTATGTATTAAAAGTCGGACTGGAGACTCTGGGCGAAGAGGGGGGCTATTACGAGATGCCTGCATTTTTTGCCAGTTGGGCGAAAGCATCAGGCTCCAAGTGGGGCTATGGTCCTGCAGGCACTGCCAAGGGCGATACAATCACACTTAACGACACGGTAAGAATGAAGCTGCAGGCAGCGGCTAAAATGATTAACCCACCGATACTGACCACGCAGCGTAATATCATAGGGGATTTAGATATTGAGCCGGGAGGCGAAACGGTAGTTCGTGATTTGAACGGTACCAAGCCCATGGAAACCGGAGCGGACTTTGCGGCGGCCAATGATTTAATCGACCGGCTGCAGGACTCCATACGACGTATTTTTCATAATGACCAGCTGACTCTTAAAGAATCCCCGGCCATGACAGCGACGGAGGTCCAGGTCCGTTATGAACTGATGCAGAAGGTATTAGGTACCGTACTCGGTCAGTTACAGACAGGACTGCTTGATCCGATAGTACAACGTACCTTCAGCATTTTAACCCGGGCTGGTCGACTTCCTGAGATGCCTGATAAGGTTCGTGAACTCCAAGGCACGGTAGAGATTGAATATACCGGACCGATGGCCAGAAGTCAGAAAGCTGATAAGGCTGTCGCCATGGAGCGGTACATAATGACGCTCTCCCAGGCAGCGCAGATATTTCCGGAGATGATGGATGTCGTGGAACCTGAAGATTATGCCCGGAAGATTGCGGAGTATATGGGCGTTCCTGCCGATGCACTACGTGATGAGAAGGCTGTTGCCAAGGTACAGGAAGAACGGGCGACAGCACAGGAGGAACAGAAGAAAATGGTGCAGGAAGAGTCTCAGGCCAAGGTACTAAAAGATGGTGGCCAGGGTGCCGCCGCAATAGCAGGAGTGATGGGCGATGAGCAAGGTTGATGAAGAGATGTTGCAGACGTTCTATTCCAGAGCGTTGAACAATGCCAACGGAGAAAATATCAAGGACGATTTACGCTTCTACGTGACAAGAAGCAGTTATAACTCTGGCGACGATGGGCTCGCCATGGCTATAAAAGAAGGGGAGCGCCGCATGGCGCTTCGAATATTACAACTAAGTGGAGAATATAATGAGTAAACTGTATCGAAAGAAGCTATTACAACCAATGAGACCGTATGTGGTCGGTGAGGATATGAGTGGTATTTCTGTTGCCGAATGTGACACACCAGAAATAGGGGGCATGATTGCAGTTAGTCCAGATAATGAATTGGACAAATGGTATGTTGCTAAACAATTCTTTTTAGATAATTACGAGGAAGCGTCATGAATGACATAGTAGCAGACCCAGCGGAACCGGTAATAGACCCGGCGGTGGTAATTGAGGATTGGCGTACGAATTTACCGGACGATGTCCAGACGTGGGAGGAAGTTAAAAATTCCGAAGACCCCGGCGCGTTCTATAAACAGATGGGAGACATGCGGTCGATGATTGGCCGCAGTGTCCAGATACCCGGTCCCGAGGCCTCGACAGAGGCACGACAGGCGTATTTGCAGAAGGTGATGGAGAAGACTCCGGAGATCATGCTGCGCCCTAATGGGGAAAACATGGCGGAGATGTATGTTGCCCTGGGCAGACCAGAGACAGCAGACAAATATACCGCGCCCGAGTCAACGGAGGAAATCCCGGTGGACGCGGCGTCGGTTAATGTCTTTAGCTCTTTAGCACTCGAGGCCGGGCTCAACCAAGCCCAGTTCGACATCATTGTTAACGGCATGTCGAAGAACCAGGCCACCGCGATGAGTGAAGCATTGTCCCAACGCGGAGAGGGGTTACAGGCTCTGCGTGGCGAATGGGGCTTGGCCTTTGACCAGCGCCAGGCTACGGCACAAAAATTTGCGAATGATTTTTTCCCTCACATAGGAGAAATATCTAAACTGGGCGCGGTGGAGATCACTGCTCTATATAATGCCGGCAAGGCCATGTCCGGGGAAGGAGCACCAATAACTGATGAACCTGGAGATGCGGTATCGGCAATGACACCTCAGGAAGCTCAGAGCACTATCAATGAAATTATGGCTAATAAAGACCACGCATACTGGAACCCCAGACATCCCGGGCATAAGGCAGCCATTGATAAGGTGGTTAAGCTGCACGAGTTCAAAAACGGGGCAACCGGTTGACATAGAGGAAAACTAGCATATAATTAGAATAACCTCTGTTCCGTCACCA